ATCAACACCTGGTGCTTATGTTCATCCTATTAATGAAAGTTTGAACCTAACCAGTGTTAATTATTCAAAAATAAACGAAATTATTACAGAAATACTCTGTAATAATGGGCAGTGCCCAATAAATTTTTAAGAAAGTCATATTTTGACTTTTCCTGTTATATGTATTAACATAATATGCTACCAACCTACTTTATGTAGCATCAATTTTATTAATCCCTATTACGCTTTTTTGAATAAGCGTATTTTCTTAATTAAAAAATTTTAGGAACAAAATGTCAACAAACAGAGATTTGCTGAAAGAGGCTATCGCTGATGCGAAGGCTGTTAAAGAGACTGCTATAGCTAATGCTAAAGCTGCTCTTGAAGAAGCTTTCACTCCACAAATCAAATCTATGTTAGCTGCTCAAATTTTAGCTGAAGAAGAAGACGATGATGATTTAGCTGAAGCTGATAAAGTTAACAAAGAAAAAGAAGAAATGGAGGAAGGCTATGGTATGGATGACACTAATGAAGCTGAAGAAATTGATGAGGAATTTGACCTCGAAGAAATCTTAGCTGAATTAGAACTCGAAGAAGGTGAAGATTTAGAAGAAGAAACTTCTGAACCTCATGGTAACATAGGAGCTAATACTCCTGAGGGTGAACCATTAGGCTTCTTAGAAGAGGAGATTAACCTTGACGAGATGGATGAAGATGAGCTTAAAGCTCTTATTGAAGATGTTATTGAAGACATGATTGAATCTGGTGAATTAGAAGCTGGAGGTGATCCTGTTGAGTTTTCTGATGAAGAGGAAGGAGAAGAAGAAATAGAAGATGAAGAAGAAGTTGAGTTAAGTGAAAATCTTTTAGCCAAAACTAAAGGCACTGCTAAAGGTGTTCTTAAGTCATTAGCTGGTTACCCTGAAGATGTCTATAAAGATGCCTTAACTAAACTCAAAGCCAACCCAGAATTAAAAGATAACAAAGAGTTTATGGCTATGTTAAATGCTGCTAAAACCTTCTGGAATATGGCATCAGGTGCTAAATCAGCTGGTAGGGATATAGGTACAGGTGCTATGGGTGAAAATAAAAATATGAAAAAAGATATAAATGAATTTGATTTTAGTGTACCTGGTTCTAATCCGGCAATAGCTGATGATGCTCAAGCAATTGCTCTATTTTTAAGTACTGTTGTAGGACTTGGAGGAGGTTCACTTCTTTTAGCTTATTTGCAAGATGAAAAAGATGCTTTAATAGATAAATTTAAGCAAATTATAGCGAGCAAAAATCCTAAAGCAGATGCTAAAGCAGCAGCTGAGGAATTAAAAGATGAAGCAGAGATGAATGAAAATTTAAGAAAATTTAAAAAAGAAAAATCTGTTGGATTAGATGAAGCTCTTAAGACTATTAAAATTCTTAAAAAGGAAATCAACGAAAGTAATCTTCTTAACTCCAAACTTCTTTATGTCAATAAGATCTTTAGAAATAAAAATTTGACCGAAAGTCAAAAAGTAAAGGTTTTATCTGCTTTTGATAAAGCTACCTCTGTAAGAGAAACCAAAGTTATCTATGAAACTTTAAATGAAGGATTAGTTAGTAAAACAACTACAAAATCTTCAATTAAGGAATCATTAGGTATGGCTTCAAAACCAGCAGGTGTAGCTCCAAAGCAGCCAATTGTTGAATCGGATCAAATGGTTCAAAGGTTCCAAAAATTGGCTGGAATTTTATAATGTTAAACTTTAAAAAAAATTAATTAAAAAAAATGTCAAACTTACACTCTCTTTTAGAAAGTGCTAACCAGTGGAGAGTCGTTCAAAGCGACGCCGCTAGATTAGCTTCAAAATGGGAAAAAACAGGTTTGTTAGAAGGTTTAAGCTCTGAGCATGAAAGAAATAACATGGCTCTTATTCTTGAAAACCAAGCTAAACAACTTGTTGTTGAATCTTCCCAAACTGGTGGTGGTGCTGCTTCAACAGCTGGATTTACAGCTGGTACTGGTGAACAATGGGCTGGTATTGCTCTTCCACTTGTTAGAAAGGTATTTGGTCAAATCGCAGCGAAAGATTTCGTTAGTGTTCAACCAATGAACCTTCCTTCTGGCCTTGTTTTCTTCCTAGACTTCCAATATGGAGGTGGTGGATCTATTGAAGGACAAGGAGGTAAATTCCCAACAGGTAGTGCTGTATTTGGTAACTCTTCTATGTATGGTGTTACTGATACTACAACAGCCCCAACTAACGGTCTTTATGGTGCTGGTAGATGGACATATTCTAGTAATGTCACCCAATCTGTTGTAACTAGTGTGACAGTTACTTCAGCTTCTTGGGCGGATGTTGGATATGACTCTGATCTCTCAGCTTCTATAGCGGCTGGTACTCTTTTCTACGCTACTGTAGGTACAGCTTCTCTACCTAATATTGATTTAGACGGGGTTAGAGGAGCGTTTGTAACAAGTGATGGGACTACTATTACTACTAACTATGCTCAATATAACTATCAAACTGGAGCTAATGTTAGATTATTCTACTCTGGTAGTAATGGAAGAAATGGTAGTAGAGATGTAACAGCTATTTTCCCTCTACAACCAACTGATAGATACAGAGGTGATTTTGAAGATGGTAACAACTCTATTAATGGTTTAAACACCCCAATTGACATCCCAGAAATCAACGTTAAGATGAAATCTGAGGCAATTGTCGCTAAAACTAAAAAGTTAAAAGCTGTTTGGACACCTGAATTCGCTCAAGACTTGAACGCTTACCATAGCATTGATGCTGAAGCAGAATTAACAAGTATTATGAGTGAATACATTTCTATGGAAATTGATCTTGAAATCCTAGAAATGTTAATTGAAAACGCTTTAACTGTTGAATACTGGTCAGCTGTTAATAATACAACTGCTACAGCTACTTCTGTTCCTGCAGCTGTAAGTGCTACAGCTTTCTACAACACTCAAGGCCAATGGTTCCAGACTCTTGGTACTAAACTTCAGAAAGTTAGTAACAAGATTCACCAGTTAACCTTAAGAGGTGGCGCTAACTTCTTAGTATTGTCCCCAACTGCTGCTACAATCCTTGAATCAATCCCAGGATTTGCCGCTAACACAGATGGAGATTCAGCTAAGATGAAGTATGCGTTTGGTGTTCAGAAAATTGGTCAATTGAATAACAGATATGAGGTTTACAAGAACCCATACATGACTGAAAATGTCATTTTGTTAGGCTTTAGAGGTTCACAGTTCCTTGAGACTGGTGCTACCTTCTCTCCATACATTCCATTGATCATGACTCCTCTTGTATACGATCCAGATACCTTTACACCAAGAAAAGGTCTCTTGACTCGTTATGCTAAGAAGATGTTAAGACCTGAATACTATGGTAAGGTTTACTTACACGGTTTGAACACACTTTAACCGATTAAGTTAGTAATTTAATATAAAAGGACCTGAAGCTAAGCTTCGGGTCTTTTTTTTCTAATATTTATAAATAAAAAAATTTATGTTCTATGACTCATTTTAACAATACACCTGAGGCTGAGGAGATTTTTCGAGAAAAAAAAGTAGTGAAAAATCCAATTAAATTTAAAGTTAATTTAAACGAAGAACAAAAAGAAGCCAAACAAAAAATATTAGATAATACTATAACATTATTAGCAGGACAAGCAGGATCAGGTAAAACATTATTAGCTTGTCAAGTAGCTTTAGACGGATTATTACGTAAAATATATGAAAAAATAATCATAACACGACCTACGGTATCTAAAGAAGAAATTGGATTTTTACCGGGAGATCTTCGAGAAAAAATGGATCCATGGGTTCAACCAATCTATCAAAATTTATATATTTTATATGATAAAGAAAAAATAGCTAAATTAATTGAAGAAGGTAAAATAGAAATTGTACCTGTTTCATTTATGAGAGGTAGAACATTTGTTGATTCTTGTGTTATAGTTGATGAAGCTCAAAATGTAACCCATGAACAAATGGAAATGATTGTTACTCGTTTAGGTTTACGTTCTAAAATGATTGTATGTGGTGACACTCATCAAATAGATCTTAAAAAGAAAGGTGATTCTGGGTTTAAATTTTTGTACACTGCCTCTAAAAAAATTAAAAATTTAGAAGCTTTAACATTAACTTCAAACCATAGAAATGAAATTGTTGAAGATCTAAGAGATTATTATGCTGAAAATTTAATCAGTCCCTAATATTTATAACAAACCTTATAAACAATGTCAGCTGGAAGATACTCTTTTATTATAGAACAAGGGTCTACTATAAATTTTGAAATAGTTTATAAAGACTCAGAAAGTAATCCTATAAATTTAACAGGATATCAAGCTAGAATGCAATTAAGACCATCTGCTGACTCTCCTACAGTTTATATTACTTTATCAAGTAGTTTAGCTACAGATGGAACTGGGCTAAATATGAGTGGTTCTGACGGATTAAAACCGCCTACCTCAGGAGCTATAGGTGTTTATATATCAGCTTATTCTTCATCTCAACTTAATTTTGATACAGCTTATTATGATTTAGAAATAGCTACCACTACAGAGACATATCCAACTGTGACTAGAATATTAGAAGGAAGAATTCAATTATCAAAAGAAATAACTGAAGGACTATATTAATGGCTATACCTAACAAAGTAATAGAAATACGAACTTTAGGTCCTCAAGGTCCTATAGGACCTCAAGGTCCTTCTGGATCTGGGAATGCTTTTGTGAATGCTACTGTTGGTAATGGTAATTTTATTAATTTTATAACTCAAAATAATAATGTAGTTCCTATATTATTTAATAACTTTTTAGGGACAACCCAAACTAGTTCAATGTTAGCACCTTATGTGCTAAATACCCAAACTAGTTCATTTGTTTTAAATACTCAAACTAGCTCATTTGTCCGAAATACTCAAACTAGTTCTTTTGTTCAAAATTTTCAAACTTCTAGTTTTTTAGTCACTGCCTCAGTTAATTTAAATACTATTACCTTTACAAAAGGTGATTCTAACCAATTTAGTATTACTGTTGACACTGGAAGTGGTGAAGGAACAGCAGGTGTATCTAGTTTAGAAGGTTTAACAGGTACTATAGATTTAATAGCTGGGAGTGGAATTAGTATAACTACTAGTAGTAATAATATTATAATAACAAATACTGGTGGAAGTGGGAATATTGGCCCTGAAATAACAGGATCGTTAATTAAGACTGCCTCTGCTCTAGCCGATACTATTACTTTTACTAAGGGTGATGGAACAAATTTTACTACAACTATTACCTATGTAGGTTTAGCTGGTAATGCTGATAATATTGATATTGATAATGTTTCAAACAATACTAGATATGGCCTAGTACTTAGAGATGGTAATTCAGGAACTTATCAAAAATTATATGCTGATACAGAAGAAGATACTCCATCTTGGAATCCTTCAACTAATACCTTTATATCACCCATAATCTCAGCCTCTTCATTTACTGGATCATTATCTGGCACTTCAAGTTGGGCTATTAATTCTCAAACAGCTTCATTCCTTCCAATTGGAACCTACAGCATAACAGCTTCATGGGCCCAATCAGCGTCTAATGCTATCAATGCCCAAACTTCGTCCTTTTTACCTGTTGGGACTTATAGTATAACCTCAAGTTGGGCTACTAATGCTTTAACAGCTTCTTATGTTTTAAATGCTGTATCTTCTTCATTTACTACTACCGCGTCTTATGCTTCAAATGGAGGTGTAACTCAAATATTAGCCGGGCCTAATATCACATTATCACCAACAAATGGTTTAGGTCAAGTTACTATAACATCAACAGGAGGAGGTGGAGGTAGCTTTAATACAGCTACCGGATCATATGGTAGTTTCTATGACACAACCACCCAAACTAATCCCGTAGCTAATGTACCTCGTTCAATGTCTTTTGATTCAACAGACATAACAAACGGAGTATCAATATCTGGGTCAACAAACCCTTTTAACACATACATTAAAACAGTTAACGCTGGAATATACAATATTCAGTTTTCAGCTCAAGTAGAAAAAACAGATTCTGGTACTGATGAGATAGTTATTTGGTTAAGAAAAAATGGTATAGACCTTACAGATTCAGCCACAAAATTAACATTATCTGGAAATGGTACTAAAGTAGTAGCTGCTTGGAATTGGTTTGTTTCTTCAGCTGCAAATGATTATTATCAGATCATATGGGTATCAGCTGATACGGGTATGAGATTATATGCTGAACCTATAAATGATACTCCCGGCATTCCTTCTGTAATACTAACAGTAAACAGAGTAGATCAGTTCTTAAGTAATACAGGTTCATTTACTGGATCATTTACAGGTGCATTTACAGGCTCATTACTTGGAACATCGACTACTGCTTCATATTATCAAGAAACAGATCCTATTTTTGTAGCTAAATCTGCTAGTTTAGCAACAACAGGCTCTAATAATTTTAACGGTAATCAAACAATAATAGGTTCTTTATTACAGGGATTAGAAGGGAATATAGCAACAGGAGAATACTCACATGCTGAAGGAAGTATTACTAAAGCAATAGGAAACTACTCGCATGCTGAAGGAGATTTTACCCAAGCAAAAGGAGACTACTCGCATGCTGAAGGCCAAGAAACAATAGCGTCAGGATCTTATTCACATGCGGAGGGTTATCAAACAATAGCATTAGGTGATAGACAACACGTAACGGGTCAATATAATTTTGTATCACCCGTACAATCTGCTTTTATTGTAGGTAATGGTACTGATAATAATAACAGATCAAACTTAATATATGCTCATAATTCTACAGTTGAAATAACAGGATCATTAGAAGTAAATGGAGGTATAACAGGATCATTATTTGGAACTTCAAGTTGGGCTAATAACGCTTTAACAGCTTCTTATGCTTTAAATACCCCCACATCCCCTCCTCAACCTATATTATTTTATTTTAGTGCTAGTATAACACCTGGGGATGTTCCCCTATCAGGACAAGTTATCCAAATAGATGCTGTTCCTGATGTTCTTAAATTTAATACTAAATCTTATAATGATGTTAACTTAGTTCCTACTGATTTTAATGAATTTTATTTTAATCAAATAGGATCTTTAATAACACTTAGAGCAACCAGCTCAGGAGCATTTAGAATTTATAAAGTTATTAACTATACTTTTTCAGATGGTTATGTTGAATACACTACCCAACTTAATCCTAATGTAAAAAGTGGTTCTTTAAATAATGGTGATATAGTTGAATTTAGATGGGATAAATCAGCTGATGTAGGGCAAATAACTTCTGGTAATTTTATTGATGTTACCAACACATATAATACTAACTCAGTCAATTTATTCTTTAACACTATCCCTACTATAATTCCCGGTGGTACTGAAGTTTCTACTTTATCATATACAGGATCAGGATATATAGCAGGGGCTATTCCTAAATCAGCTAATTTAACAATTAATAGTTTAACAAGTTCTTTACTTGGAACATCAAGTTGGGCTACTAATGCTTTAACAACATCATTCACACCTAATGCTATAACAACTGCTTCTGTTAACTTAAACACTATTACCTTTACAAAAGGTAGTGGAGCTACCTTTAACATAACAGTTGATACAGGGTCAGGTGGAGGAGGTGTTACAGTTACTAATGGAGATGAAAGTAGATATGTAATTGTTACAACAGGTGATCCTAATACTATTAGTGGAGAATCAGGCTTAACTTATGGAAGTAATCTCCTTACAGTTGATGATACTATTCGTACTTCTTATATTGAATTAACTTCAAGTTTAGCTAAAGGATCTTCTGAAGGTTTTATAATAAAATATGGAGGTACCCCAACTGAGGCTGGGTTTTTGTATTATTTGAGTGGAAATAATTGGCTTACTTCCTCTTTAACTTTAGTTTCTAGTTCTTTATTAGCTATAGCTATAACCACTAATTCTAGTGGAGGTATGTTACTCCAAGGTGTATCAAACCACCCATCAATTCAAAACTTAACCCCAGGACAAGTTCTTTACCTAAGTGGATCAGGGGTAATTACACCTAATGTTCCAACTACATCAGGTCAACAAGTTAGAGTAGTAGGATATGGATTAAGTGGCTCTAATTATGTTTTTAACCCTTCAACAGAATATGTAACTTTAGCATAATGCCAATTTATTCTTTTAATGGAATTGAGTGGGGGCAACTATCAAAATATATAGAAATCCCAATAAATAGTATAACAAATTTTGGAGGAATAGAAGTCCCAGCTGGGGGAAATTTACAGGTTGGTAGTTATTTTCTTTCAACTGCTCAAATGCCCAATGTACCTTCAGCCAGTATTTCTGCTTCAGCTCCTACTAATATACAATCTGGAGATTTATTATTATTATATTGTCATGCTGATAATATAATAACTACTCAATTATTTTCTCTCCCTTCAGGATGGACTTCTTCCTTTTCAGATTATAGTGATGTTTATGATATTGAGACTACTCTATTTTATAAAATATCAAACGGTTCTGAAGGAAATGTAAATATAGATTTAGATTCTATAGCGGCTCCTTTTGCTGACATAGCTGTATGGTATATTAGAATACCAGGAGCAGACCAAACAAATCCTATTACTTTAGGTAGTTTATCTCAAAATACATCAACCTTTATAACAGCTTCATCTTTAAATACTCCTGTAGATAATTGTTTAGTATTTGCCGGAGTCACTTTTGATGGAGGTGATGGTGAACCTTTTACTCCTAATGGTTCTGGTTGGCCCTCTACAATCCCCCCAGGCCAACAAGCTGAAGTAGGTACTACAGGGGCTAACCTATCATGTGGATGGATTACCAAAAACATACCTCTTTCAGGCCCATCTTTAGATGTAATTTTCACAGCCCAAGTTAATGATGGTATTCAAGCTCGTCAATTTGCTATAAGACCTGCTCCTTAAAAATATTTATAACTAACCATGGCTAACAATAATAATACAGTTAATACAATTGGAGGAGCTGATTATAATATAATTCAAATCCTTACCCAAGATGGTAACACTGTAAATATAACTCAATCCCCATCTAATAAAATTATAGAAGTTACTTCTATGGGTGCTCCTGGTCCTATAGGGCCTAAAGGAGATCCTGGGAGTGGTTTTCCTTTTATTCCTGATGGGATTAATAATGGTATAGCTAAAATTACAGGAAGTTTACAGGTTAGTGGTGGAGTTATTTTAACTGGGAAAGGAAATTCAAATATATACACTGATACTTACAATATTGGTTATTATGTAACTACCACCCGCCCTGTAACAGGTTCAGGACTTTTAATAAGTTCTTCTAACTTATTATCTAATAATTTTAATTTTTTAAAAATAGGTGATACTGAGTTGGTATCTTATAAAAGCAGTTCTACTCAAGATTTTATTATCCATGTACCTCAAGGATTTCAAGTCTCAACAGGAGAAGATATTGGAGGTCTTGGTACATTACTTCAGCATAATAAAAATGAATTTGAAGTAGATATACTTAATTCTACTACTGGCTTTTACAATGAAGAGTTATTAATAACTAGCGGTAGAGTGAGAGTTGTAAATAGACTACTAGCTCCCTCTATAACTTCTTCAATTGTATCTGCTTCACAAATAACAAGTTCTTTATTTGGCACTTCAAGTTGGGCTACTAACGCTTTAACAGCTTCATTTGCTCCTAACTATGTTCTAAACAGCCAAACTAGTTCTTTTGTTCAAAATGACCAAACTTCAAGTTTTGTTCAAAACACTCAAACTTCAAGTTTTATTCAAAGTTCTCAAACTAGTTCATTTGTTCAAAACAACCAAACCTCTAGTTTTGTTCAAAACAATCAAACTAGTTCTTTTGTTCAAAATGACCAAACTTCAAGTTTTGTAGTTAATTCTCAAACTAGTTCTTTTGTTCAAAATACCCAAACCTCAAGTTTTGTTCAAAATAGTCAAACCTCAAGTTTTTTAGTTACTGCTTCTGTCACTTTAAATACTATTACCTTTACAAAAGGTAATGCTACTGAGTTTAGTATTACTGTTGACACTGGGAGTGGTGGAGGAGGAGGTTCGAGTTTTCCATATACAGGATCTGCTTTTATCACAGGTAGTTTAGTTTTAACAGGTTCTTTTAGTCAAATAGGAAGTTCTGAACTTTTCTTAAAGGGATTAATCAATCAAACATCTCCTCAACAACATGTTGTAACCTTTGATAATGCTACCGGAAAATTATATATAACAGGGGCTAGTGCTTTTGGGGGAGGTGGAGGAGGAAGTGGAACTCCTGGTGGAGTTTCAACCACTATTCAATATAATAATGCTGGGGCTTTTGGGGGGTCTAATAGTTTTACTTTTAATGGTACTGATACTGTTTTATTAACTGGTTCTTTAATAATAAGTGGAGGTAATATTAGTAAAACTGGAGAAGGGAATGTTGTATTTAATTCCCAACTATCTTCTTATGTACCAAATTCTCAAACTAGTTCATTTGTTCAAAATGCCCAAACTTCAAGTTTTGTTCAAAACAATCAAACTAGCTCATTTGTTCAAAATACCCAAACTTCAAGTTTTGTTCAAAACAATCAAACTAGTTCATTTGTTTTAAATGACTATACTAGTTCAATGTTAGCACCTTATGTGCTAAATTCTCAAACTAGTTCATTTGTTCAAAATGCCCAAACTTCAAGTTTTGTTCAAAACAATCAAACTAGCTCATTTGTTCAAAACAACCAAACCTCTAGTTTTGTTCAAAACAATCAAACTAGTTCATTTGTTTTAAATGACTATACTAGTTCAATGTTAGCACCTTATGTGCTAAATTCTCAAACTTCAAGTTTTATAGTTAATTCTCAAACTAGCTCATTTATTAGAAATAATCAAACTAGTTCATTTGTCCAAAACAATCAAACTAGCTCATTTGTTCAAAATACCCAAACTTCAAGTTTTGTTCAAAACAACCAAACTAGTTCATTTGTTCAAAATACCCAAACTTCTAGTTTTGTTCAAAACAATCAAACTAGCTCATTTGTTAAATTCCCTTACACAGGATCTGCCCTTATTACAGGTAGCTTAAATTTAACTGGCTCCCTCAGTCAAATAGGGAGTTCTGAAATCTTCTTAAAAGGGTTAATTGACCAAACAACCCCAGCTTCTCATGTTGTAACCTTCAATAATACTACAGGCCAACTTTTTATAACTGGGGCTAGTGCTTTTGGAGGAAGTGGGGGTGGAGGTGGAGCCGCTGGATCTAATAAAACTATCCAATATAATAATAGTGGTGAACTAGCTGGATCAGATAATTTTATTTTCAATAATAATAATATTATTTTAACTGGCTCTTTAATAATAAGTGGAGGTAATATTAGTAAAACTGGGGAAGGAAATGTTGTGTTTAGTTCTCAAACTAGCTCGTTTGTTCAAAACACTCAAACTTCTAGTTTTGTTCAAAACACTCAAACCTCAAGTTTTGTCCAAAATACTCAAACTAGCTCGTTTGTTCCAAACACCCAAACTAGTTCCTTTGTTTTAAATGACTATACTGGTTCAATGACTGTTGGAAAAGCTAACACAGTTAATATTACATCATTAAACCAAAGCTCAGCAGGAACCTATAATTTAGTTATAAGAAGTAGTGATAACCTTTATGACTTTCCTGGTGGGAATTTAGTTTATGTCCCAAGTTCTGAACTTTTAAGTACTAAAAATTTATATATCACTAATGACCTTACCATCTCAGGATCGCTAAGAATTACAGGTTCTTTAAATATAACTGGTTCTTTAAATATTACTAATAATATAACAGCTTCTATAATTAGTGCTAGTAGAATAACAGGATCATTATTTGGTACTGCCACCTCTGTTATAGTAGGCTCAGCTGGTAGTACTACCTCATTCCCAATAGTTTTTGGCTCAGGGAATACAATCTTTAGAAGTTCACATAGTAATTTAACATTTATTCCAGGTACTAGTATTAGTGATGGTAGATTAAACCTTACAGGTTCTTTAAATATAACTGGTTCTTTAAATTCAATTGGATCTATAACTGTCACTAGTGGAAGTTTAATTGGTACTTCAAGTTGGGCTACTAATGCTATATCTTCAGATCGAACAAAGGTAACAGAAATTACTTTAGGAGATTTTTATCCTTTAATATGGGATGGAGGAACTTCAGCTGTTTCTACTTTATATAAAAATCCTAAACTTAGTTTTTCATCTCAATTAGGAGAATTAAAACTTACAGGTTCTATATACGCCACTAATAATGTAACAGCTTCTATAATTAGTGCTAGTAGTGGAATCACTGGTTCTTTATTTGGTACAGCTTCTTGGGCTTTTAATGTTGTAGGTGGTGGAGGAGGAGGTTTTACACCTTCTCTTACAACAGATTTAGTTGCTAGAAATATAACAGCTAGTGCTAATATTAGTGCTAGTGGTGATCTTTCTATTAAAGGATACCCAAGTGTTTCTTCTTCTTTAGCCTCTCTAACTTCAGGTATAGGTAATTTACAGTCAGTAACTCAAAATGGAGCTAGTACAAATATTCCAATCACAGCCTCTATAGTTAGTGCTAGTAGCGGAATTACTGGTTCTCTGTTTGGAACAGCTTCTTGGGCTACTAACTCAATTAGTTCTTCTTTAGCTTCTAGAAATCTCTTAACTGCTTCTGTCACTTTAAATACTATCACCTTTACAAAAGGTGATGGTTCAACTTTTCCTATTACTGTTAATACAGGAAGTGGGGGAGGGAGTGGTGGATCAGATTTCCCATACACTGGCTCAGCTATTATATCAGGTAGTTTAATAATAACAGGTTCAACTCGTATTACAGGTAGTTTAGCTTTAACAGGTTCTTTTAATCAAATAGGAAGTTCTGAGCTTTATTTAAAAGGGTTAATAAACCAAACAACTCCTAAACAACATGTTGTAACTTTTGATAATACTACAGGTCAACTATTTATAACAGGAGCTAACGCTTTTGGAGGTGGAGGGGGAAGTGGAACTCCTGGTGGAAATTTTAATACTATTCAGTATAATAATGCTGGGGTTTTTGGTGGGTCTAATAATTTCACCTTTAATGGTTCTAATAATATAGCTTCCCTAACAGGATCACTCAATATATCAGGTAGTATCACAACTACAGATACAATATCAGCTGATGATTTTGTTTTAACAGGTACAGGTATACCTACTATCACATCAGATACTAACTTAAATCTAAGTGCTAGCAACGCTGTTGTAATTCAAAGTCCAGTTTTAAGATTAGTTCCAACTACAACAGGATCTATTATTAGTCCCCAAAACGGAGATATAGTATATGATTCAGAACAATATAAGTTTTTTGGTTATGCTAATGGAGTTTGGGTTGCCTTTCATTAATTAAGATTATATATTATATATTATGAGTGAGTTAAAAGAATATTATATAACTACAGTAAGAAATTATAAAATTAAAGATATTGATACTATTTTTAAAACTCCTTCTAATACTAGACCATCATATGAAAATGAATGGTTTCCTGATAGGGTTGTAACGGCTAGTTTTTTAGGTTCTTTTGAAAGAATAGGTTCTTATTTCTTAACAGAAGATGAAGTAAGAAACTTAACTTCAGATCCTAATATTTTAGCTATTGAAGATCTTTCTCTTTTTCCTACTGAGTCAGTTGATGAAGGTTCTATTAGGGGAAATTTTAGATTATATCCAAGTCCTTCATTAAATGAACCTTTACCTCCTTACCCTACTCATCTAAAATACCATTCTCTACCCAAAGACCAAGCATTTTCAGGATCTTTAGGATCTAAAACTATGAATCTTATAGGAGGTTTAACAGATACTAATACAAGTATTCCAGCTTCTTTTGTATATACTTCTTCTTATAATTATAAATTAGATGGCACTGGAGTAGATATAATTATTTTTGAAAGTTTTAATGATGGTTTTTTTCATAAACATGCTGAATTTTATAACTTAGATGGTGAATGTAGAATCCAATATATTTCTTGGAGAGATTATGTTACTAGTAAAGGATCTTATGATTCAATAAGTGGTTCCTACTATAAAAATACAACTAGTTCAACCTATCAACATGGTATGGTTATGGCTAGCTTAGCCGCTGGGCTAACTTCAGGTGTAGCTAAAAATGCTAATATTTATTTTTTAAAAAATGGATTAGAAAATTCTATAGTTAGAGAATTAAATATTATAAAAAATTTTCATACTTCAAAATCTATTAACCTTAACACAGGATATAAACGTCCGACTATTGTCAATCAAAGTTTTAGAGGATTTACTTTTTACGCTTTAAGTGCTTTTGAAACTGGGAGTAAGGTTAGTGGGTCTTTTGAACTAACTAACATTAAACCTAATGATGGTATAAGAATAGCTCATGTTGGGCCTGATCTCTTTTTTATATCTTCATCTAACTTAACAACTTCATCAGGAAATTTTGATTCTTTCTTAATACCTGATGGTAATTATTGGAAATGGAACCGGTATAATTTTACCTCATCTATAAGTGTAGGATTAATCAATGCTATTAACTCTAGTGGTTATTTCACAGCTAGTTATAATAATAACATCTTAAGTATAACTTCTTCATATAATTATTACACCCCTATAAAAATATATACAGGATCTATTAATGATTTTCTTTTACCCTCAGGAAAAGGAGGTTCATTTATTTGTGAAGTGTCTGGAGGAGTTTTATCTAAAACTAATATATCTAAAATAGTAACAAAAGGACAAACTGTTTATGAAGGAGGAAATAATGGTATTCCTAAATGTGAATATGGTTTTACTGAACATCCTCCTTATGATCCTTATGGTATTGATCGAGGATTAAACACAGCTAACTATCTTTTTGATCCTTTAATTGATTCTATCTTTAAATTTAGAGCTATAGATAATTTTGAGTTTAATGGGTCTTCTTTACCAAACACTACTGCTGTTAAAACAGCTATGTTAGAACTAGCTCAAGCAGGTGTAATACTTGTCAAATCAGCTGGTAATCATAGCCATTATACAACTAATGAGTCTTTAGACTCAGATCCTGATAATCCTTTTTATGATTCAAAATATTTTTCTCAAGATTTATGGGATACTTACATTGAATATTCTCCTGATGTGCCTTTAGATCTAAAATCTCCCCCTCAACCTAATACTCCATATCGTGTACTATGTACAGGGGATTATAATAATTATACTTCAATTCAGGCTAGTGAATTAAACCTAACTTTAAATCCAGACCGTTATACTTTTGATGATACATCTCCTAGATGGTATATAAATGGGACTAATTATACAGTAAGAGGTCCTGGGGTTGATGTTTATGTAGGAGGAGGGGGGATTACAACTTTTAACTCTGGGTTGAGTGAGGGAAGTTTTATGTATTATTCTTCGTCTCATCCTTTATATAAATCTATTAATTTTAATACAGCTAGTGTTAATAATTTATTCTTAACTGTCCCTTATTTAAGTCAGAGTTTAAAGACATCAAATGGTCCTTTATTTGACACTACTACAGGGATTCTAAATAGCCTAGGCTCTTCAGGCGCTGCCGCTATAACAACAGGGATAATAGCTCTTTATCTTCAAATAAACCCTGGGGCTGATCTTAAACAGGTTAGAAATTGGCTTTATGAAAATTCAAATAAAGTAATTATTAACAATAATAATTTACCCTTCTTATATCGTTATGATTACTCAGCCTCAAATGGTCAGTATTATGATTCATATAGAAGAACAGGCACTACTTATTTAGGAGGTAGAGATGGGGGAATTTTACATAATCCTTATGGATTAACACCTAATCAAGCTACATTTTCTAATATTCAAATAACTAAATCTTAAAAAATTATGGCTGATAATACTTACTATAGATTAGTAGTAAATCCCCAGCCGGGGGTAAAAAAAGAAAATATAGATTATTATATGGGAAAAGACACAATCCAAGAAAATGAAATTATTAGAGAATATTACCCAGATAGAATTATTACTAAGTCTATAAATTATACCGCTCCTGATGTTCCTTTTTTACTTTATGATTTAACTGATGAAGAATATAATCAAGTAAGAAAAAACCCTGATGTTTTGAGTGTGGAAGAACCCCCACCTAATATAACATTTGAACCTTTTCTTTTAGCTACTCAAACTAGTAATTTTACAACTAATCCTAGATGGAATTACTCTGGGGATTTTAGCTCCAGTATATTTGATGATACCTGCCCCGCTATAAATTGGGGATTACAATGGCATACCGCTAAAACTAATATTGATTGGTTAAAAACTAAAAGCTTAACTTCTTCTTATACCCCTCAAAGTTATACATTTTATAATGAAGACTATACTTATACTTTAGATGGTACTGGGGTAGACTTAATAATAATGGATAGTGGAATTGATTATAACCATCCTGAATTTTTAGATAAAAATGGTAATACAAGGGTAGTTTTATATGATTGGTCTGAAGTGATAGGAGATCTTTTATTAGCATCTCATGGAAATTCTTCTCTTCCTCCTCGATATTATGATACTTCTATTGTTTATCCTCACGGTACTGGTGTAGCCTCAGTAGCGGCTGGGAGGTTAAATGGGTGGGCTAAAGGAGCTACTATATATGACTTAAAAACAGGTCCTTATAGTAGTGATGATGGATTTTATAATAAGGGGATTAGCCCCGCTGAGGGTTTTGTAGCTATTAAAAGATTTCATCAAAATAAATCTATTGATCCTATTACTAAAGTAAAAAGACCAACAATAGTTAATATGAGTTTTGGTTTTTTTACAGCTATCCTAAATAAAAACCCAGCTACAGGCTACACTCCAGGGGTTCAAGATTTTATGTATAAGGGAACTGTTTCTTTATCTTCTTCTTTAGGATGGAGTGGTGATGATAATATACCTAGTATTGATTATCAAATACGATTAAAAACAAGCCAAAGTGATAGTTACGCTATTGGTATTGAAGCCCCTACATCTTGTTATTTTGAACAAGAATATGATCTTTTTAAAAACTTAGTATCTGGTTGTTTAGCTGAAGGAGTAATTATGATAGCAGCAGCTGGGAATACTTGTGAGATTATATCCCGTGAGAATGAATCTCGTATATATGATTCTTATGTAGTGCCTATGCCCGGAACAGATTTAGGTGTATATCTAGGCCTTAGGGGAAGAGAAAAATGGAAGTATTCTAATAGAGCAGGAAGCCCAAAAGAAAACCCAGGAGTAATAAGTGTAGGGTCTTTAAGTCCACATTTAATTTTTCCCAAAACCCCAATCTCAGGAACTATTCCTTTTAATATTTTTGGCCCTGTAAAACAATGGTATTATACAGATAATTTTGATATCCCTATTCCTTCTTATGATCATGGTGATGTAATAAATTGGACTCTTCCTCAAAATGATCCCCAATCTAAACTTGGATATGGCGTTGGTGACCCCTTCCCAGGGTGGGAAGAAGCTTACAATTCAGCCTCTTTAGTTATCTCAGGCTTTTCAGTTATAGGCCCAGCTGTGGAAATATTTGCTGCTGGGGAAAATATCCCTATAGCCCTACCAGCTAATGTTTACCCAGGTGGTCCCTATAATAGTGTTTATAATAATACCAATCCCCGATTTTACTCTATATATGATTCCTCTTACACAGGTACTTCATGGAGGATGGGTATAACTAATGGTACTTCATTTTCTTCTCCTCAAGTAGCGGGGGTGGCTTGTTTATATTTCCAAATGAACCTAGCGGCTACTGTTGATGATTTTAGAAATTTTTTGGAACATTATGCTCCTAAAGATCCTAGATTAAGAGTTTTTGATGATGATGCTTTAAACAAAGGAACAGATTTTACAGGAAGTTTTTATATTAATCAGCCTTATAATGCTATGCGTAGTATAAGTTTGTTTGGATCTTCTAACAAAATACTTCATTGGCCTTTTACTAAAGTTAACCCACTCACTATTACTTAATATTTATATCCAAACACTATGGCAAACACTCCTATTTGGCCTGGCTCATCATCATTTTTCCCAGGTGACACACCTTTTGGATTTTATGATAATGATACAGACTTTCAAATTGATGCTGATAAAGTAGCTATATTTGTAGCTAGAAGATTAGGGTATCCTTTAGTAGATGTAGAATTACAAGACATTAATTTTTATTCAGCTTTTGAAGAAGCTATAACAATATATGGTAATGAAGTTTATGCTTATCAAGTAGCTCAAAATTATCTATCTTTAGAAGGAGCCCCTACAGGCTCAAATTTAAATAATACTCTAACACGTCCTAATTTAGGTACTATAGTTAGAATTTCTGAGCAATATGGAGTTGAAGCTGGAGTAGGGGGTAGTGTAACTTGGAGAACAGGAAGTTTAGCTTTAAAAAGAAACGTTCAAAAATATAACTTAAATGAATGGGCTATTAGTCAAAGTATAGAAGTAGGTGATTTAGAAATTAAAAGAATTTTTTATGAATCTGTTCCACCTATCATAAGATATTTTGATCCCTATGCAGGTACAGGTACTGATGTTCAAGGTTTACTTCAAGCTTTTGGGTTTGGTTCATACTCACCAGGTATTAATTTCTTATTAATGCCTATTAACTATGATTTACAAAAAATTCAAGCCATTGAATTTAATGATCAAATTAGAAAATCAAATTACAGTTTTGAAGTAATTAATAACCAACTTAGAATATTCCCTATCCCTTTCTCAGACCAAAAATTATTTTTTGAGTATATCTTAAAATCTGATCGTAATAGTCCCATTGTATCTGGTAGCATGGGGCAGGGTAAGATAACTAATGTTTCAAATGTTCCTTATACTAATCCAACATATTCTTATATAAATTCAATAGGTAGACAATGGATATTTGAGTATACTTTAGCTTTATGTAAAGAAATGTTGGGTTATATTAGAGGTAAATATTCAACTGTTCCTATACCAAATTCTGAAGTGACTTTAAACCATGGAGATTTAATAACAGCTGCTACAGCTGAAAAAACATCTTTAATTGAAAGATTAAGAGCATATTTAGATGAGACTTCTAGAAGTAAATTACTAGAGAAAAGAGCACAAGAATCTGATAATTTGCAAAAAGAATTAAGTAACGTACCCTATACAATTTATGTTGGCTAATGGCACTATTTGGACGTCAAAGAGATATTAATCTATTCACAACTATCACTAGAGAGTTGATGGGAGATATTATTACCCAACAATGCGCTTTTTACAAATACAAATTAGAACAAACAACAGTTAACATATATGGTGAAGCTTCTGAAGGTAAATTTTTTGATGGGCCTATTTTATTTAATTGTTTAGTTGAAAGACAAGATCAACAATTTGCGGTTGATGATTTTGGAGTAGATTATTTAAGAAATGCTACATTTAGATTTTTAAGAGAAGATTTAATAGATGCTAGTCTAGTTCCTGAGGTTGGGGATGTTATTTTATACAATGAGGCATTTTATATAATAGATTCTACTAATTCTAACCAATACCTCTTAGGCAAAGACCCAGATTACCCAAATGAAACTAACCCATTAAACCCAGGATTAAGCCAATTCGGTTCTAATTATTCAATAATTTGTTCAACCCACTATACTCCAGCTGATAAGCTAGGTATAGAATTAACAAGACTCTGATGGCTGCTAAAGGAAGAACTCCAACCCCTAAATCTCAATATGAGATTTCAACTGGTCAAGCTAAAGAATTAAATAGAGGAAATAAAAATTCTTTTAAAGGAGATACTACTAAGCCTTTTTCTATAGAATTTAAAGATATAGATGAGTCTATAATGTACTATTTTCAAAATGTTATTAAACCTTTTGTAATTCAAAATGGACAAAGAATAGCTGTTCCTGTTATATATGGTTCTCCTGAAAGATGGAAATCTTTTCAACGTGATGGGTATTATAGAGACAAGGAAGGAAAAATTATGGCTCCTATAATAATGTTTAAAAGGAATTCTGTAACTCCTGTTAAAGGTCAATATAATAAATTAGATGCTAATAATCCTATTAATGTAGCTTATTTTCAAAAAAGATATAATAAGCAAAATGCTTATGATAAATTTAATATTCTTAATAATAGAGTTCCTATAAATGAATTTTATGCTGTGGTTGTACCTAACCATGTAACAGTTAGCTATAGTTGTGCTATTATGACTTATTATATGGAACAACTTAATAAAATAGTTGAATCAGTTACATATGCTTCAGATTCTTATTGGGGTAATCCTGAAAGATTTAAATTTAAAGCTAATATAGATTCTATAGCTACTGTCACAGAATTAACAGATGGTAAAGATAGAATAGCTAAAGCTACTTTTGATATTAGTATGAATGGGTATATTATACCTGATATTCCTCAAAAAGATTTAACAGTAGATAAAAAAGTATTTAGTACAGGTCAATTTGTTGTTGAAACTGAAACTGTAGTTAATATTAATGATATTAATAATCGTCCTCAAAAATCAATTAATGTAAAAAACCCACAAAATACTGATACAGGAAATTTTTGAAAAAAAATCTAATATTTATAGAAAACATAAAATATTTATATTATGAGTGAACAAATACAGTTATCCCAAGAAGAACTTGAAAACATTAAGCAGTTACAAACTACTCAACAGAATTTAATTAATAATTTTGGACAAGTAGAATATCAATTACAAGTGTTAGAAACTCAAAAAGACAAATTAGTAGAATCTTTAACTCAATTAAGAGAAGAAGAAACTAATTTAGGAAAAGCATTAACTGAAAAATATGGTAATGGTTCTATTGATTTAGAATCAGGACTATTTACAAAAACCTAATAAGAATTAAATATCTAAAATAACATGGCAGAACAAATAGTATCACCTGGTGTATTCACAAGAGAAAATGACCAGTCATTTATAACTCAACAACCGGTACAAGTAGGTGCCGCTATTGTTGGTCCTACAGTTAAAGGACCAGTTGAAATTCCTACTGTAGTAACTTCATACAGTCAGTATGTTAATAAATTTGGTACTACTTTTGTTAGTGGAAACCAAACTTACTCTTACCTTACTTCAATTTCTGCTTATAACTATTTCCAAAATGGTGGTACTACTTTATTAGTAACTAGAGTGGTTAGTAGATCAGCAGATTGGACCTCAGCTACAAGTACTACCCCTCAAAATAATGTACCTACAGTAACTGGCAAACCTGCTACAGGATCATTTACATTTATTAATGTTGGAAATTCATCTACATTTGGCCCAGTAGGAGTCAGACTTACTTATAATAATGCTAATTACTACTTCTTCTCAGGTTCAGGAACTGATGTTCCTGCTTCAAATTATTATTGGTATTCTACCGCTGGGTTAAGTGGTTTAGTTAGTGAAATTAATACTAACGCTTCAGCCTATTTTAGTGCTTCCTTTAGTAGTAATACTTTCAGTATTTCAGCTTCATTTAATGGAACTTCTGGTAATGGTATTACAGTAGCAACTGGTTCTTTCTCTGATCTATTCTTAGGCACAGCAGCTACCCAAATTACATTAGCAGGGGGAGTTGATACCATTGGAAACGCTGCTTTTACCCTTAAGACTATATCAGAAGGAACTATTATGAATAGTAGTGGATCTGAAAACTCAGCTGGGGCTTTAACAAATGGAACTTCAGACAATGTTAGATGGGAAATTTCACAAGCTAACACAGGTTCAGGTACATTTACTTTATTAATTAGAAGAGGAGATGATGTGACTAATGAAAAGGTTATTCTTGAAACATTTGCTAATATATCTTTAGATCCTGAACAGGATAATTATATAGCTAAAATAATTGGTGATACTTACCAACAAGTAGTAACTGATTCTGATGATAACACTTATGTTCAATCAGTAGGAAACTATCCAAATAATAGCAATTATGTTTATGTAGCTTCTGTAACTCCTACTCCTAATTATTTTGATAATAATGGAACAGCTAAAGCTGAATATACAACTTCTATTCCTGTTTTAGGTAGCGGTTCATTTACTGGAGGTACAGGTAATATCCTATCAACTACAAATAATTTTTATGAAGATATAAATGCTAATACCCAAGGTTTAGTAGCTGCTTCATACACTACAGCTCTTAGTTTGTTAGCTAATAAAGAAGAATATTCTTATAAAGTAATAACAGCACCTGGCTTATTAAATGAATACCACGCTAGTCCTTTAGGTATTCTTGTTACTAACACACAAAATAGAGGAGACGCTATAGCAGTTGTTGACTTAGTAAGATATGGGGCTACTATAAGTGAGACTACAACACAAGCTGGGAATTTTAATTCTAGTTATGCTGCCACATACTGGCCATGGGCTCAAATCTTTAATCCTGATACTGGAAAAATCAATTGGGTACCTGCTTCAACCTTAATCCCAGGTGTTTATGCCGCTAATGATGCTTCAGCTGAGCCTTGGTTTGCCCCAGCGGGTATAAACAGAGGAGGGTTAGCTCAAGTCATTAGACCTGAAAGAAAGCTCCAAAGATCAGAAAGAGATACATTATATGAAGATAATGTAAACCCAATAGCTACATTCCCTGCTACAGGCCCCGCAGTATTTGGTCAGAAAACACTACAAAGAAAAGCTAGTGCTCTTGACAGAGTTAATGTTAGAAGATTGTTGATTGAACTTAAGAGCTTTATTGGCCAAGTAGCTAATAACTTAGTATTTGAACAAAATACAGCTGCTACAAGAAATTCATTCTTAGCTCAAGTTAATCCATATCTTGAAAGTGTTCAACAAAGACAAGGTGTGTACGCCTTTAAAGTTGTCATGGATGACTCAAATAATACTCCTGATGTAATTGATAGAAATCAGTTAGTTGGCCAGATTTTTATCCAACCAACTAGAACAGCTGAATTTATAGTACTTGATTTCAATGTATTACCAACAGGAGCTGAGTTCCCAGCCTAATAATTAAGAATTTAAATATATAATATTTATAATAAAATACAACAATGGCAGTACTAGATCCAAACGAAATATTTTTCACACCGTTTGAACCCAAACAGCAAAATAGATTTATTATGTATATGGATGGATTTCCTAGTTACTTAGTAAAAGCTGTTGGTGCTATAACAGTAACACAAGGAGCTCTTGAACTCAATCATATTAACATTCAAAGATTTGTAAAAGGTAGAACAAAATGGAGTACTATAGCTTTTACATTGTTTGACCCCATCACACCTTCAGGTGCCCAGTCAGTAATGGAATGGGTGAGATTACATCATGAATCTGTAACTGGTAGAGATGGTTATTCAGATTTCTATAAAAAAGATCTTACATTTAATGTTTTAGGTCCTGTAGGTGATGTAGTATCTGAATGGATTATTAAAGGAGCTTTAATTACTGAGTCAAATTTTGGTGAGTATAATTGGGATAGCGAAGGAATAATTAATTTAACAATGACAGTTCAACCTGATTATTGTGTGTTAAATTTCTAATAAAAATAACCACAGAAAGAGAGCGCGATTTATCGCGCTCTTTTTTATTCTCATATATTTATAATAAACAAAGTTATTAAAATGTCAACTAATAAATTAAAGTTACCCACTGAAGTTATAGAACTGCCTTCAAAAGGTCTTTTATATCCAAAAGATAATCCTCTTTCTTCTGGTAAGATTGAAATGAAATATATGACTGCTCGTGAAGAAGATATTCTAACAAACCAGTCTTATATTCAAAATGGTACTATGATTGATAAATTACTTCAATCACTTATAATTACTAAATTTAATTATGATGATCTTCTAATTGGGGATAAAAATGCTATTTTAATAGCTGCTCGTATTTTAGGTTATGGTAAAGATTATGAATTTACCTACAAAGGAGAAAACCATACAGTTGACCTAACTCAATTAGAAAACAAACTTCTTGACGAGTCTTTATTCACCCAGGGTCTAAATGAATTTTCTTATACTTTACCTCATACAGGTACTGATGTAACTTTTAGACTTTTAACTCATGGTGATGAAAAGAAAATTCAAAGTGAATTAAAAGGTTTGAAAAAAATTAATCAAAATAATCCTGAAGGGTCTACTAGATTAAAATATATTTTAACTTCTGTAGGAGGAAATAGGGAACTTAAAGATATACGAGAATTTGTAGATAATTATCTACTAGCTAAAGACGCTCGAGAACTTAGAAATTACATAGTTAAAATTCAGCCCGATGTTGATTTAACTTTTTTTCCCGATAGTGGAGATGGACCTCTCCCCCTCCCAATTGGCCCAAGCTTTCTTTACCCTGACATCTGAGGAGATAATTATCTATAGGAGAAATTTGTTCACTCAAATTCATGAAATAGTATTTCATGGGCAAGGAGGATATGATTGGGAAACTATATATAATATGCCCATTTGGCTTAGAAAATTTACATTTGATAGAATAAATAAATATTATAATGATAAACAACAAGCCCAACAAGCCCAACAATCTAAAAATCCAAATAAAAAAACCATTATAGACTCTACAGGTAAAATTAAAGCGCCTGAGTTTTTAAAGACCCCTACTTATAAGTAAGGGTCTTATTTTTTTATATTTATAACAAAATTTTCCAATATGGCTATTAATGATGAATTAAATGAAACAAGAAATTCTTTTAGAGATATTGATTCATCTCTTCAAAGTATAAATGCTTCTCTTCAAACCGATATAGCTGGGGTTATGGACCAACTCACAGGTCCAGCTAAAGTTTTAGTTAGATCTTTAGGCCAAGACCTAACTAGAGCTGTTAGTATATCTAATAAATCATTAAATGAACAGGATAAGATTATAAATAAAATAACTAGAGGACAAAATGCTTCTAAGGATATAGCTAAAGAAATTGAAAAAATTGAACAGCAAAAACAAGTTATTTTAAGAAAAATTGAAGTTTTAGAAAGAAATGGTGTTAGACTCACTAATGAACAAAAGAATAATTTATTAAATAATTTAGATGCCCAACTAACTGTTTTAGGAACTTTGCGAGACCAAAATGATGAGATGGTTGACAGCACTGGGTTACTGGGTAGAATGCTTGGAGAAGCTAATGGTCTTTTCAAAACTTTTGGAGCCACAGGTGAAGCTGCTGAATTACTTGGGAGTGCTTTAGATGACGCTAGAGCAAGTGGTGGAGGTATAGCTGGTGTCACTAAAAACTTTGCTAAAAATATAGCTGGGGCTATTAAACCAACTGATATATTTTCATTTCTTTTAGAAAAGAGTTTTGAAGCTTTAAAAAAAATAGACACAAGAACAGCTGATCTTCAAAGAAATTTAGGTTTAAGTAAAGTTGAAGCTGTTAATTTAAATGATGAGTTAGCTGCTACCGCTATAGCTAGTAATACTATAGGAGTTAATGTTGATACTTTAACTAAAACAGTTGGAGATTTAAATAACGCTTTAGGAGGTACAGCTATTATATTTGATTCTGAACTTTTAGAATCAGCTACTTTCTTAAGAGAAAGACTTAAACTATCTGAAGAATCTCTAGCTAATATGACTATGCAGTCTTTAGCTACTGGTCAATCCTTAGAAAGTCTTAAAGATACTCAATTAGAAACTTTAGTAGCTGCTGAAAAAGAATTTGGGATGAGGTTTAATACTCGCCAAGTATTAGATGAAGCTAACAAAATATCAGGAGCTTTAAGATTAAATCTTGAAAAAGCACCAGGTGGTCTAGTAAAAGCTGTAGCTCAAGCTAAAATGCTTGGGTTAAATATGGAACAAACAGCTAAAATGGCTGGTAAATTACTTGATTTTGAATCAAGTATTGAAGCTGAATTAGAAGCTGAATTATTGACAGGTAGAGATCTAAACCTAGAACAAGCTAGATTATTAGCTTTAAAGGGTGACACAGCTGGGGCAGCTGCTGAAATAGCCAAACAGGTTGGAAGTTCAGCTGAGTTCGCCCAAATGAATGTTATAGCTCAACAATCTTTAGCAGATGCCGCTGGTTTAACTGTTGATGAATTAAGTGATGCCTTAAGAAAACAAGAAGGTATAGCTTCCCAAGCTGGTGAAGCAGCAGATAGAACAGCTGAACAAGCCGAAGGTGCAGCTACCGCCCTTTCAGTTCAGGAAAGATTAGCAGGAGCAGCTGAGAAATTAGCGGGGATATTAGAATTTTCAGCTGTTGCTATAGGCACCATGGTAGGAGCGTTAGCAGGGATGTTTTTATTTGGACCTATAGGTGCGGTAGTGGCAGGATTAGCTGCTGGTGCTTTAACTTATGGAGCTTTACAAGCATTTAAAGGAGATGATGTCATGTCAGAAGGAGGATACGGCAAACGTACCCTCCTAGCCCCAGAAGGAGCTATTAAATTAAATGATAAAGATACTGTAATAGCAGGAACTGATTTAGGTGGTGGAGAAGGAAAAACTCAAACTTCAATTTCTTCACCTTCAATAGATTTAAGCCCATTATTAGCTAAAATGGATCAAATGAATACCATTTTAAATCAAATTTTATCTAAAGAAGGTACTATAATGTTAGATAGTACTAAAGTAGGCACCGCCTTAAATGTTGGATCTACTAAAATGCAATAATTAAATATTTATAATCATGGCGATAATTAACCAATTACTCAAACAGGGATCAATTTATTCTAACTTAAATGGAGGAGATGCTATAATCCCTTTTTTCAAAGGATCTAAATTGCATAATGAATATTCTTTAAATGGTAAACCTTTTTTAATATTTAAACCTAAACCTTCTAAGTTAGATTTAAATGGTGAAACACCTTCAAATAATTATAGAAATAATACTCCTGAAGGAAGGTCTTTTTAATTAAATGTCTTTAATTAACCTAAAAACAGACCTCAAGTCTTTAAAATATGGACTTGATAGACCTAATTTGGGTAGTAGTAAGGAACCTTTCATTACTAAATCCATACCGGACGAAAGACTAATTGGTACTTCTGATTTTATATTAAGAGATGGAGCTCTAAGAAGAGGAGCTGAGGATGTTTCTAGGTTAACTAAATTATTTACTACTTTTAATGGGCTTAGATTTATAACTAATACTAACCTTTTAGCTGCTCAAAATCCAAGAGTACCTGGGGATCCAAAAAATATATATTCTCCTCTTAATACTTTAGCTCAAGTTGGAGTGAATGCTATAGGAACTCATCTTAATCTTTTAGGTGTAACTCCTTTTGATGTACCTAGTGTAAATATTAATTTGGGTAATATTTCTTTTAGTTTAGGAGGAGATAAATATGGTACTTTATATAAGAATTCTTATTCTCAACCTAATTCTAATAGATTAGTTTTACTTCAAAAATCTAAAATTGGAAGTGCTTTTATAAATAATACTCCCCCTCCCCCTCCTTCCACACCTTCATCTTCTCCTAATTCTTCTCAAACTCCATTCTTAGGAGATATTGGAACCCTAACTAGTGCTATAGATATTTTTGGCCCTCAAGCTTTTGGTCAAGGATTTATATCTTCTATTTCTAATGTCCTTAATCCTTCTTTAACAGTAGCCGAGGCTTTTAAAGCTAAAGACTATGGTGTAGCTGTCCTAGATAATGATCTAATTTTAAATTACGCTGGAGGTCCTGGAGCGGGTATTACTGGGTTAAAGACAAAAATAAAACGATCTACTTATACTATTGGTAGTGAAGGATATATTTCTCCCGCTCCTATAGAAGGAGGTCAAAATCCTAAAAACTTAAGAACCTACCAAGTTGGAAGAAAATCTATAACTTATGGTAAAGATGTTAAAGCTGGAGAGATAAATGCTACTAGATATCTAGGGACCTCTAACTTATACCCTGGGGTAGTAAAAGGTATTAGTGAAGATGGAGACCCCAGTGGTATTACATTTGGTGTTAAATACGGGCAAGGTTTAGTATCAAGCCCTAGTCAAATATACCCTACTTACACTGATGTAAGTCAATCTCGTGAATTTATATCTGAACCTTTGTTTGAGCCTTACAAGTATGGTTTACCCACTAATAATGGTAGCTATTCAGATGATAAATTTAGTAGAGACAAAACTCGAGAACTTCATAAAAAATTAGCCAACGCTGAAGGAGGATATGCTAATGTCTCTAATACCCCTCCCGAGGGTCAATTATTTAAATTTTATTTAAACTTAATTGAAGCTGATACTCCAGGAACTGACCAATACTTATATTGGCAGGCTTATGTTGATAGTTTTTCTGATAGTATAAATGCTAATTATAGTGAATATAGTTATGTAGGTAGAGGTTATCCTTTTTATAGATATGATGGTTTTGGGAGGAATATTAATTTAAGTTTTACTATAGTTACCCCTGAAGTTGGTCAGATGTTAGTTATTTATAAAAGATTAAATAGATTAATAAGATCTTTAGCACCTAACTATAGTGATGAGGGATATTTACGTGGAAATTTTGTTAAACTTACATTTGGGGATTATTTAAATAATGTTCCGGGTATATTAAAAGGTTTTACATTAAACCCAATATTTGACGCTGGTTTTGAAACGGAAATAACAGGCATGCAATTACCTATAGCTATTAAAGTTGATGGATTTAACTTTGTACCTATAGCTGCTGATGAGAATAAAATTATAGATCTAGATTCTAACTTTATTAGTTTACCCGCTGATCCTACACCTTAATAATAATGAATCGATATAATACAATACCTATTTTAGTAAACCCTAAGGGAAAAAGATATTATGCTGGGGCTAAATATCCTGAAGTGGCCTATAGGGATACTGATTTTTATGTTATTTCACAAGAAGAAGATAGGTATGATTTATACGCTAATGAATATTATGATGATCCCTCATTATGGTGGATAATACCTATGGCTAATCCTAAATTGCCTTTTAATACCCTATACCCCCCTTTAGGGCAACAAATCAGAATCCCAGTTGAGATATCAGAAATTCTTTTAGATTATGAATTATTAAATAGTTAAAAGTTATGGCAAATATAGTAGGTGAAAATTTTGACAGTTATGTTAATGAGCAAATTAATCTTAGACAAAAAAAGTTAGGTTCTTTTCAACCTGATAATGAAACTTTAATGTACTTAACCGGAAAAAATCCTTGGGTTAGGCTTACTTCAGGAGTAAACGTTAGTGATGAAAAATGCAAAGAAATTGGGATTGATACCAAATATCAGGGTAATGAATTAGCCAAAAAATATATATTATTTAATGGGGTGTCATCACTTAAAGGTTCTGGTGTTTCTTTAAAAGAGGGTCTTCCTAAAGACTCAAGTTATAGTGGATTAGACTCTACAGCGGCTTATGGATTTAATTCAAGTAAAGCTTATGGTTTAGTCCCTCCCCCAGGTATAGAATCTATAGAAGTAAAACCTAAAAGTAGGGGTTCTTTAAGAACAGCAACTATTAATATAAAATGTTTTAGTAAAGAACAATTTACAATTATTGAAACTTTATTTTTAAGATTAAAATATACATTATTATTAGAATGGGGGCATAGTATGTATTTTGATAATAATGGTATTTTGGTTAAAAATCCTATTAATGGTGTTTATAAAACTTTTCTTGACTTAAAACCACCACCTACACCCCCTTCTCTTAATCCTGCTGATAGCACCAGTAACGACCCAAAAATTGTCGCTCAATATGAAGCAGATCTTAATAAGACTTTTAGTAACCCAGAAGTTCTTAAAGAACTTGAAGAAGGAGCTAATGTTTCCGCCCAAACAGGATATATGGGGCATACTCCTGGGGAGAATACAGTTGTAGACCAAAATAACCAAATTGTTCAAAATACTCCACCTAGAAATATTACCTCAACCCCTCCAAACCAAACTTTAATTTTAGACGCTATAAAATCTCAACGAGAAAAAAATAGTGGTAATTATGATGGATTTTTAGGTTGGGTAACAAATTTTTCTTGGAAATTAGTTAATAATGTTTATGAAATTAGTATTAGTGCTACTACTTATGGAGATATTATTGAATCTTTATCAGCTAAAAGTCCAACAACCACATCTGGTGAAGTCGACTCAGGAGTTATTAAACCAAGTGAATATTCTCCTTTAGGTATAGCTATAGCCAACTTAAAAAAGAACTTAGATGATGACCCTTCAGCGGGTTATATAGCTGGAGAGATAAAATATAAACAATTAGATGTAGGGAATCTGGATAGTGACATGGCTGCTGTTAAAAACATTATTGGAGCTCAAACCATATCCTATATACCTTCAGATTTATATGCTTTTGATAAAGCAACTTTAAAATTTTTTAATTCAGGATTTCTTGGTACAGGATGGTGGAATGGAGGTACTCGAGAAACTTATTATATAAAATTAGGATTTTTATTTTGGTTAATCCAAAACTTTTTTTATAAGTATGATTCAAAAACTAACCCAACTAATCCACTCCCTATAAACTTTTTTGATTATAAAAACATTCCTTCTGGTACTCCTGGTAATTATCCTAGTATTTGTAATATAACAAGTAATCTTTTTTCAGTTGACCCTAACGTATGCTTAATTCCTACATCATTAGATCTTGTAGATTTAAGTCCTATAAATACTGCTTGTGGTGTAAATACAACTGGTAATCATTTTCTTAGTTTAGCTAACCAGGGAAAACAAGCTGGTCTTGTTATGCATATTCATGTTAATATGGACTTAATTTTAAAAGTTTTAGATGAAAATGTTGATGAAGAAGGTAATGTTAGTTGGCTTGATTTTATAGAATCAATTTTATCTAGTATAAACCAAGCTTTTGTAGGGATAACAAATTTACAATTATCTTATGATGAAAATAAAAATACTTATTTTGTACTAGATGAAAATAGTACTTTAACCCCTAAAGATTTTGGCCGACCCGATCCTGACCCTACAGAAATAATAGTTGGAATTGTAAAAGAAGGAAAAGGAAGTTTTGTTTTAGACGCTTCAATTGATAGTCAAATTACAAACAAATTATCCTCCCAATTAGCTATAGGGGCTCAAGCTAGTGGGCAAGACATTGGAGCTAATACAGTGGCTATATCAAAATGGAATGCTGGTTTAACTGATAGGATTATACCTAATAAAGTTACTCCTTATGAAAATGATTCAACCCCTGAGCAGGCTTTAGATTCTTCTTTTGACCAAGAAAAACTTATAGAATTATTAGATAGATATAAAAATTTTTCTATCACTAATGAGGAAATATCTGAATTAAAATCTTTAGGTAAAACTTATATAACTTCTAGAAGAGACATTGATACTAATAAGGGTGATTTAATTTCTCGTTTTTTTATCCCTATATCTTTAAACCTAACTCTTGATGGTATAGCTGGGCCTAAATTGTTTCAAAAATATACTATTAATGATATTATTTTACCTAAAAATTATCAAGATAATATTGAGTTTATAATTAAAGGGATATCTCATAAAGTTGATAAAAATGGATGGACTACTGAATTGGAAAGTTTAAGTGTCCCTAAACCTAAAGGATCTTATAAATCAACCCCTGCTCAAACTCAAACTACAAACCAAACCCAAAATAGCTCTCAACCAACCCAACAAACTAAAGGAGGAAAAATAGTACACGACTATACAGGCAAAGCAGGTCAAAATGTTCAATTAATTTTAGATGCTTCTT